TTTGAGAAGAGTTTTATTGAACCACTCAAGTTTATTACAGAAAAAATTCTCTGGAGAATAGACGAGAGTTACGGAACACAAGGAACACTAGAGGATTTCTTTGGATGATATTGAATAGAGAAGACTCGATATATGCAGCTACAAAGTTGATGAAATACTTTCGTGACTTCAATCGCATTGATGATTATTTTCGTGCAAGAAAGATTGAGAGAGTAAAGAATATACCATCACCACTGCCTGGTATGAGTATGGAAGATGATTTGTTTCAAGAGTTTGATATGCATCCACAGGACATGGACTTCAAAGTAGTTCAGATACCTACAAAACTATTTGATACTTTACTAGAGAAAACTGCATCATTTAGTCCAGATGAGAATCCAGGCAAGACTTTGAAACTTGTAGTTAAAGAAACGAATACCAATACAATAGTTGGTTTTATTCGTTATGGTTCTCCACTCATCAACTCAAAACCTCGTAATGATTTTCTTGGTGGTATCCCAGACTTAGATATATTTAACAAACGTGCAATCATGGGTTTCAATATTGTTCCAGTTCAACCATTTGGATATAACTGTCTAGGTGGTAAATTACTTGCAGCCATCTGTTGTTCTCATGCAAGTCGTAGAATGTTAAACCAAAAATATGATACAGAGTTTTGTCTTTTCGAAACCACATCTCTTTATGGTAATATCAAAGGTGCATCCATGTATGATGGTATGCGACCTTATCTGCGATATAAAGGTGACACACAATCTAAGTTTTTATTGACACTTGGAGAAGAAATATATCCAGAAATAAAGGAGTGGTTTACCGAAAGAAATGGTGGTGAAGAACTAATACACAAGGGTGCATCAAGTAGAAAACTCAAGATGCAGACGAAGATGGTTGGTATAATTAAATCTTCACTCAAGGAACATGATAGTAAAGCATTTGAACTATTCAGTAAAGAGATTGCAAAGGCGAGTGATGTAACTACACAGAAGAGATTCTATATGTCAACCTATGGATATGAAAATGCAAGAAATGTACTATTAGGGGAAACAAATGTCTTGACAAAGGCAGAAAATTATGATAGATTCGAACTTGATAATATTATTGTTTGGTGGAAAAAACTTGCAACCAAGAGATACAATAATATTATTGCTGATGGTAGAGTAAGAAAAGAATTAGAGGTTTGGAATAAAGATACAATGGATAAAATTGATATAATCCGATAATTAGGTATTGACAAACAACGAATCTTATGATACTATTAAATTATTGAAGTTCCAAAGATGGGACTACATTAAATCTAAACTAGAATGCTCGCAATGGTGTGAGTAAATGTTAAAGGAGATTGCGATGAGCGATTTAAACTATAGTTGCGAGAATGCAACAGATTACTTTGGCAAGTCAGACGTACAATGTAACAACGGAGACATTAGTGTTTCATGGTTAATGTCTACTGCAACAAATATCAACACACAAAACCGAGCATATCAGCGTGAGAAAGTTTCCACACGAAAGTGGCAACAAGATTTAATGCTTACTATTTTGATTAACACATATGCTGGTATTCCAGAAATACATATTCGTGTTATTGAAATTGGAGATGGTGAATATCGTTTTGAAATAATTGATGGACAACAGCGCATGAGAGCAATCATGGACTTTCTAAATGGTGATTATAAATTACCAGAAGGATTGGTGGTTGATGGTTGTGATTTGAGTGGGATGAATGCACAAGATTTGCAAGACACTTATCCAAAAGTTTATCAACGTATTCTCAACTATCGTATCTCATGTAAATGGTATGAAGATTTGACAGACCAAGAAACTGCATTTCTGTTTATCAAAATTCTTAACAACATTAATGAGATGAAACCCCAAGAACTACGAAATGCTGTTCTTGGTTTCTATTCAGATTATGTTCGTGATACTGCTCGTGGAGACAAAACTCGCAAACTTAACCCACACTCAGTATTTGAACGATATACCAAAATAGTAAAAGGTGAAGAGAAAGAATACTTGACTCACTTTTCTTCAAAATTTACTTTGGGTGGAAGAATGGAAGTTGATGAATGGTTATCATCCCTTATATTTTTCATTATGAATGGTTGGAAAAATGGTATTACTCAAGATAAACACCATGATTGGGTAGAGTCAATTCAAACACCAAATGGTATATATGCTGGAAGATTCAAAGATGCAAAACGTATAAATTCAGTTTTAAATTTTGCAATGGATTTGATGAAATCTACTCCAAAACAGTTCAAAGTAAAACTCAACCCAATGACTTCACTTATGATGGTCGTATATGCTCTTGAGTTAGAAAATCGTGGATACAAAGTAATACCAGAGAAATTTTCTCCAGCATTCTTTGATACATATGTACGATGGAGTGATACTTCTACAAAATTGTATATAAACCACACTGAAATAAATGGTCGCCAGATGAAAGAATTTTCTAACCTTTTTGGTGGAAAAAATGCAAATGCAATTGGCAGTATCTTCAAAGTTCTCGATATGGATTGGAAAGATAGAGAAACAGAAGTTGGAATGATTAAACTTGACCCAAAAGAAACTTTCTCTCGCAAAGATATTCTAACAAAATGGCAAGAACAAGGTGGTAAATGTTTTTATACAGGTATACCTATAGACGAAAACAACCTTGCTGGAGATCATTATATTCCTAGATCTTTTGGTATTGATGCTGGTGGTGTCACTGAATATGATAACCTAGTGGTATGTACTAAAGTATTGAATCTTAGGAAATCGAATATGCATGGAGATGATTTTGTGAAACTCTTGAAGAAAGAATCAAAGCAAGCTGCATGAACTTATTTAAACTAGATTTAAAACTACAAAAAACTGTTAGGGTATTAGTTTACCCTAACATCACATTTCAGAAAGACTTGGAAAAGGATAGTTATATCCAAGTTATAAAAAAACAAATAAAATTGTTAAATGAAATTCGTGATGATTTGTGGTTTTATCTAATTTTACCTTGTCCTGTATCATCTTTAAATTTTGATAATGTAACTCAATACTACATTGATCTACCCACATATCCACCAACGATGAGATCTCATTTTGACGTAAGCACTGTGCAAAAGTTATTAAGTAGTGCGTTAGACTGTGACCTAATAATGTCACATCTACCAGAACACACTCATCAACTTGTAAATACAATGTATAATGTAACACATCATATACCACCAGTGTTTGGATACTGTCACTGGTGGGATGTGAAACAAGTTGTTACTTGGCCTAAGGATAGTTTTAAACAAAATATCACTGGTCTTTTAGAATATCATACTTGTTACTTAAATACTCAACATCAAAAGGATTTAGTATTAGAACAAGCAAAAGAAACTTTTAATGATAGAATCATTAATAGGTTAGATAAGACATTAACTGTGCAACATTTGGGTGTAGATGGGAGTGATATAGTTGATAACATTAATGAAACACCAGAAAAAATTATTGTGTTTAATCACAGACCAGACACCTACAAACATTTTAAAGAATTTATACTTCTTATGGATAAGTTGTGGGAAACAAGAAAAGACTTCAAAGTATGGGTGCCTTTACTAGATAATCCTAGTCGTGAATATATTGTTGTTGACAAAGGTAAAAAAGAGTGGTATTATAAAAAACTTAGAACTTGTTGTGTTGGGTTTTCACCTAAACAAACTTATGGTGGTTGGAGTGTTGCCACCACAGATGGTTTGATGAATGGTGTTCCTTATATAATGTATGATGCACCATATTATGAGGAATTAAATCCAACTGCTGATTTCTTCACTACTGATGATGAAGCGTTATCATTGTTAAATTTGTATCTAGATGGTGAAGTAAGAAATACTCAAGCAACTAAGTCGTTGAATTATATAAGGAAAAACCTAATATATAAAGATGAAATAATAAAAATGTCTGAACTCATGGATACTTTAATATTAAATCAGAGAGTAGTTGATGGGTCAGAAAGATTGAAGTCAATCATAGAATGGATAAAAGATAGCAAGTCTATTACAAAAAAAGATATTATGGATAAATTGGATTGGGGTAGGGGTATAAAGTGGACACCTTATCGCCGTGCTCTCATGAATCATCCAAATATTTTTGATATTAATGACGAAGAACCAAGATATTGTTGGAGAAGTTAAATAATGAGGAGATCAAAATATATGGCAAAAAATGAAAACTTAGAAGAACCAAGAGCTGGATTAATTCGACAAGAAATAATTAGTTACGAACAAGATCAGAAAGGTATGATTACTATAAGAAGAGCAATCAGACATTATTATGAGGATGGTGTGGATTTTTTGGATACAACCCACAGCGAGCCTTTAGCATTATGGGGAACTAAAAAATGAATATGGACGAATATGGTAATGAAGTAGAAAAGTTGATATTGACAAATGGTAAAACGTATGTCGATAAACGTCTGATGGAGAACACTCTAGGTCTTGTCGGTGAGGCTGGTGAGTTCGCAGAAAAGATAAAGAAACAAATAAGAGATGGTAACGAGGTAAATCAACTAGAGTTGGTCAAAGAACTAGGTGATGTGTTGTTCTATGTAACGGCACTTGCAAATCATATCGGTTCAGACTTACAGACAGTTGCAACAAACAATATTGTAAAGTTGCATGATAGACAGAAAAGAAATAAGTTACAGGGTAGTGGAGATAATAGATGAGTGAAACATTTATAAAAGAGTATAATTTTAGTGAAGAGGATATGCATCTTTGTGATGATTTGATTGAGTATCATAAGAACAACATGGAATATAAAAACTTAGGTAAGTCAATCGGTGCAAACGAAATGAAGAAGTCTACTGATGTTACTGTATTTCCAGCATCACAAAATCCATTTATATTAATGTATAGGAAATTATTGTTTGGGTATATAAAAGAATACAATGCAGCTTATGATAATCCACTTGCAGAGATGACGATTGCAGATGGTTTCAATATTCAACATTACAAACCAGGCGAAGGATATCTCAACTGGCATAGTGAAAGAAGTATTCATCTGACACACCAAAGAGCATTGACATTTATGACTTATCTAAACGATGTGGAAGATGGTGGTGGTACGGAGTTCAAGTATCAAGGTCTAAGACATAATGCAAAAAAAGGTAAAACACTTATATGGCCATCTGACTTCACACATACACACAGAGGTCAAAAGTCGGAAACAGAAGAAAAGTATATAACCACTGGTTGGTTCAATCATGTTGATGTTGCATTCATAAGAGGTGAGATATCAAGAGCAGTTGCACAAAGAAACACAGAGATGAAAAAGGAACAAGAAAATAATGAATGATTTTTTGAAAGATATAATTAAGACAACTGGTAATGAGTATGCATCACTAGTTGCAGAGGGTGTAGAGGCAGGAGATAGTGATACATTCATAGACACAGGTTCTTACATATTCAACGCACTTCTAAGTGGTAGTATCTATGGTGGGTTACCATCAAATAAAATTACTGCAATTGCTGGTGAGAGTGCAACTGGTAAAACATTTTTTGTCATGGGTATGGTTAAAAACTTTCTAGATGCAAATCCAGATGCTGGTGTTATTTACTTTGAATCAGAAAGTGCAATTACAAAACAGATGGTTGTTGATAGAGGTATCGACCCTAACAGAATGATTATGATGCCTGTGACTACAGTTCAAGAGTTTAGAACACAAGCACTTAAAGTTCTTGACAAATATCTAGAACAAAATGATGCAGATAGAAAACCTATTATGTTATGTCTTGACTCACTTGGTATGTTATCTACAACAAAAGAAGTAGAAGATACAGCGGACGGAAAAGAAACTAGAGATATGACTAGAGCACAAGTATTGAAAGCTGCGTTCAGAGTTCTTACTTTGAAATTAGGTAAAGCGAAAGTTCCTATGGTCGTGACTAATCACACATATGATGTTGTAGGTTCTATGTTCCCAACAAAAGAGATGGGTGGTGGTTCTGGTTTGAAGTATGCAGCCTCGTCAATTGTATATCTATCAAAGAAGAAAGAGAAAGACGGAACAGAGGTTATTGGTAATATAGTTCATTGTAAAAATCATAAGTCACGATTAACAATAGAAAACAAAATGGTTGATGTTCGATTGACATACAACAAAGGTCTTGATAAATATTATGGACTACTAGACCTTGCACTCAAATATGATATCTTCAAGTCTGTGTCAACTCGTATTGAATTGCCAGATGGTGCTAAACAATATGCAAAGACTATTAATAATGACCCAACAAAGTATTTTACTGAGGACATTATGAAACAGTTAGATGAGTGTGCAGAAAAAGAATTTAAGTATGGACAACCAGATACAAATCCATGATAACTTTTTAGACCCAGAGGATTTAACTAAAATTAAAGACCTCATGGTATCTGAAGATGGAAACTTTCAATGGTACTTCTCACCAAGTAAAGTTACTGACGGAGATGGTATCCCACAATTTTGTCATGTGTTCTATGAGAACTGCACTATCAATAGTGATAGGTTTGATTTCATAGAGCCTTTGGTAAAAAAGATAAATCCAGTTGCAATAGTTAGAATAAAATCTAATATAACTATGAAGACAAGTTCTATATTGACATCACCACTACATTGTGATATACTACCAGAAATATATGAGAGTCGTGACAACGTGACATTAGACAATCAGAGGACAGGAGTATTCTATTTAAATACAAATAATGGATATACTTTCTTTGATGGTGGTGAAAGAGTTAGTAGTGTGGAGAATAGGTTAGTTGTATTCCCATCATCAAAACGTCATGCTGGTACAACTAATACAGATACAGACTTTAGGTGTGTAATTAATTTAAATTGGTTTTGAGGTAAAATGGAAAACTTTATAAAAACATACAACAACGCAATACCAGACGTTCTTTGTGATTCATTAATTCAAAGGTTTGAGACTAACAAAGACCAATGGGAAAACAGAGATAAACGAACTGAAGACAGAGGTAATCTAAAGTTTAATGAGGTTCACCTTTTTAAACATATGGATACTTGGAAACAAGAGGTAGAGACTCTTGCAGACATATTTAAAACGTATACTGATGAATATAAGGCTCAGTATAGTGAGTTTATGTTTCCACCAAAGTATGGTATTGAACCATTCAAGATGAAGAAGTACGAAGCGAATGGTTTAGACGAGTTTGGTTGGCACGTGGATGTCAACACAACGGATTCAATGAAGCGGTGGTTAGCTTTCTTTTGCTATCTATCTGATAATGACGAAGGACACACAAGTTTTCCATATCAGAAAGTTGGAACAGATTGTAAGAGAGGAACTATAGTTATCTTTCCACCAATGTGGCCATGGTTACATCAAGGTGCAAAACCAGTAAAAAAACCAAAGTATTTCTTAGGGAGTTATTTACATTATGTCGATTAGAGATCAATATGTTTTCATAACAAATAAAAATGAAGAAATGCAATGTATAGGTATTCGAAAAGGAAAATTTGAGGGTGTGGTTTATAAATATGGTAAAGTATCTTTAGGTGAAGAAAATAAAGATGGGGACTTGCCTTTTAAGTTCGAATATGATATACTAGACAATAACATGATACCAAGAGAGGAGTTTGATAACGATAGCTTCTTCACATTACTTGGTGACATTTTAGTAGATATAATTGATAGACAAGAGGATTTAAATATTGGATATACAAACGATAGAGAGAACAACTCTCAGTAACTTAATCTATAACGAAGATTATGCAAGAAAAGTATTACCTTTCATTAAGGGTAAATATTTTGAAGTAAAAGAAGAAAGAATAATATTTGAGGAGATATCTAACTTTGTAGATAGGTATAAGAAGATACCTACCCAAACAACCTTAGAGATAGAACTTGGTGACAGAAAAGACTTATCAGAAATAGAGTATAAGAAAGTCGTTGACATAATTAAAACACTTAATCCAACGGAGGTAGACTTTGATTGGCTCGTGGATCATACGGAGAAGTTTTGTAAGGATAAGGCGATTCACAATGCGATTGTTGATGGTATATCTATTATTGATGGGAACGATAAAAATAGAACTCCAGATTCTATACCAAGCATTCTTACGGACGCCCTCGCAGTATGTTTTAATAACGCTGTGGGTCATGATTATATTGGTGATGCTGATTCTAGATTCGAATATTACCATAGAATAGAAGAACGTGTTCCTTTTGATTTAGATTTTTTCAACAAAGTAACAAAAGGTGGTTTACCCACAAAGACGTTGAATGTTGCACTTGCTGGTACAGGTGTTGGTAAATCATTGTTCATGTGTCATATGGCTGCAAGTAGTATTGCTCAAGGTAAAAATGTTTTGTATATTACACTTGAGATGGCTGAGGAACGTATCGCAGAACGTATAGATGCAAACTTGATGAATATATCTATGGAAGACTTACACTCTCTACCAAAGAAAATGTTTGATAGTAAGATTGATGAATTAGTCAATAAAGTAAATGGTAAACTGATAATTAAAGAATATCCTACTGCAACTGCAAACAGTAATCACTTCAGAGGTCTAATCAAAGAACTTGCAATCAAGAAATCATTCAAACCAGATATCATATTCATAGACTATTTAAATATCTGTTCATCATCTAGATTCAAAGGTGGTGCGAATATCAACTCATATACCCTAGTCAAGTCGATTGCAGAAGAACTGCGTGGTCTTGCAGTTGAGTGTAATGTTCCTATCATGTCTGCAACTCAAACCACTAGGTCTGGTTTTGTATCCAGTGATATAGGTCTTGAAGATACATCTGAGTCTTTCGGTCTGCCTGCAACAGCTGACTTCATGTTTGCGTTAGTTACAAATGATAAACTTGAGGATAAACATCTAATCAAAGTAAAACAGTTGAAGAACAGATATAATGACCCAACTATAAACAAGACGTTCTATCTAAAGATTGACAGAGCGAAGATGAGATTGTCAGATGCATCTCTAGAAGACCAATCTGATTTGGTTGATAGTGGACAAGATACTAGTAAAATAGATACATCATTGTTTGATAAAACATCATTTGGTAAAAGAAACCTTGACTTTTCTAAATTAAAAGTATAATAAATAATAGGAAACTATATTTAAATGGGAAAGTGTTATGTCAATAAGAGATCATATTCGTATCTTAAAACCATTAACTATAAAAGAATCTGTTGTAACAAGGGTACGAAGTTTAACAGAGGCATATGATATATTCCCAAAGTCTGAGGGTGAGATAGACACCTTAGATATTCCACACAACAAAGATAATCTAAAAGCATTACTGAAAGATATACTATCAAAATCTGATGGTATGGCCGACCCAATCGCAATATCAAAAAATCCCAAAGAAAAGGTTGTTAAGATACATAGACTCGTTGCAGATAATCTTAACTTACCAGCGTTATCAAAGAAGTATGGTATAAAAGTATCTGCTGGTAATGGTTCAAGAGGTGGTACTGGTGCGAAAAGTCAAGGATTTGGGTTTGAAGGTCAAGTAACAAAAGATATAGAAACATATATCGCAGAGGGTGTTGACTCTCCAAATCTTACTTATCCAGAGTTTATGAGAGAGTTACATGATACTATATTATCAAAACACTCTGACATATCAGTAAAACTAGAGGGTGGTGCAAATACTCGTAGACCACTTGTATTTACAGATATTGGTGCAATAATAAAAGGTAGAGGATTGCAAATAGGCAATCTGATAACAGATGTTACTGTTTATGGTGATGGTAAACCTTACTTTCTCTCACTAAAGTTTGGTGGAACAGTTACATTCTTCAATGCTGGTGTTGCGACTATTTTTACTGAAGATCAATTTAAAACTGGTAAGTTTAAAGATAAAAGAGCAAAACAATTATTAGGAATGTTTGGTATTGACGAGAAAAAATTTATTGACATTTTTGAGAAATATGATAAAAAGAATGCAAGAACAATTGTACCTAAGATAGAAGAGGATGTAACCAGAAAAGTAAACATGAGGTCACTGTTACAATTATTAGTCACAGGTATAGGTTACGGATATTACATGGTTCATAAGAAAGGCAAAAAGGTCGAGTATTATGAAATGACCAGAAGAAGAATGATGGACTCTGCAAAAGTTAAAAGTGTTAAGGTATTATATCCAAAACCAGGCTCTGCAAAAAGAATAGACATAGAGGTTATAACAAAACTTTATATATTTAAAATAAATATAAGAAATAAACAAGGTGGATTATACCCATCACACATTATGTGTGATTACAAACCAAATCCAGATGCAAAATGAAAACATTCTCAGAACTACTAACAGAAGATAAGGGTGGTAAGAACTTACACCTAGAACATCTAGAGGATGAAATACTCAACTATGGTGTTGATGGTGGTAGGGCTGCAATTAATTTCCTACAATCACTCAGAGATATGTTATCTGGTTCTTCTCGTTCCTCAACAAATATGACTGTTAAATGGGATGGAGCGCCTGCGATATTTGCTGGTATCGACCCAGAAGATGGTAAGTTCTTTGTTGCAAAGAAATCAGTATTCAACGTAAGTCCAAAACTATACAAGACAATTGCAGAAATAGATGCAGACTTGTCTGGAGCATTAAATGAAAAATTTAAAGTCGCACTCACAGAGTTCTCAAAACTTGGAATCAAAGGAGTCTTACAGGGCGACCTCATGTTCACAAACGACATTTCGAAAGAAACTATTGAAGGGGTATCATATTACACTTTCCAGCCTAATACTATTGTTTACGCTGTTCCTGTTGATAGTCCTCTTGGTAAAATAATGAATACTGCGAAGGTTGGTGTCGTATGGCATACTACCTATACTGGTTCTGCACTACAGGATATGAAAGCATCATTTGGTGCAGATATAAAAGGATTAAAGAAACCATCAAGTGTATGGATGGATGATGCAACTTACAAAGATGTATCTGGTAAAGCTACCTTTAATCAAAAAGAAACTGAACAGATTACAAAAGTATTATCAGATGTAGGTAAAACATTTCAAAAGATTAGTGGGCCAGGTTTGAGAAAGTTCCTTGTTGTTCAAAATGGTATGACAGGAGCTATAGCAGGAGCTTCACTTAAAACATATAATAATAGCAAAGTGCGTGCTGGACAGAAGATTAGTAATCCAAAGGCACACGCAAAAGGTTATGAACAGTGGGT